TGGCTCAACAGGCGTAATGGGCGGATCTGGTGCTAGCGATACAGCAACAAACTTAGGTCTAGCCTACTTGTCTAAGTACAAGACTAAACTAGCTTTTGAAATTCACTTTCAAAGCGTAGGTAGTCCAGTAACTGGATCAAGTGGTGATGCCGCAACTGAGAATATCATTGTTCGTGGACAAGGATATATCACTGGATTAGAGCCAAGCATTACTGCTACAGCTCCAGTCTGGGTAACACCAATTAACATTATTGTTACTGGTGAATACATTTTCTCAGCTAGTTAATAGTTGAATAGAAAACTGAATAAGGGCATTTCATGCCCTTATTTTGTTTCCTCGATTAAATACAAAGGAAGAAGATTTATGGACCTCTTAGATAATAAAAGGGAAGAAGATTTACTGGATGCTTTGCTTCCAGAAATAGCAAAAGCACAAAATGAAATTCGTTGTGCAAGACGCGATTTAGAAAAAGCAACCAATAGAGTAAGTTTTATTTTGTTGATTGTAAACAAACTGATTGAAAGAAAAAGGATTGAAAGATGAAATTAAAAGACCTAGCAAGTAAGCCTAAATTAATACAAGTAATTCTCGATGATGAGGATACTGTTGCCTCTTATGGTGAATCATTAGAATTTTACACTTATGATCGCCAACCAATTCAAACATTCATGAAACTAGCCGCTACACAAGGCACTGACAATGAAGCCATGTTAGAAATGGTACGCAAGATGATTCTTGATGAAGATGGTAATGAAATTATTACTGAAGAAGTTAGTATCCCCGGACCAGTATTAATGAGGGCAATTACCAAGATTGTAGCGACCTTGGGAAAGTAGTAGGCGAGGACCCTGATTGGAATGAAAAGGATATCTTTTTAGTTTTGACTATAGACAATCTAGCTACAAGATATCATTGTTTACCCAGCGAGGCCCTTGAAAGAGCAGACACATTCGATCTTTATGTTATGGATGTGGCTACAAAATATAGAAAGTATCAACAAGATTTGTCAGAAGGCAAGGCTGTTGGTGCTAAAAAACCCGACGAAGCAGAAATGTTGCGTATGGTAGAAAGAGCAAGGAGTTTTGCCGGTGGGAATGTCAGTAAGTCCAAATAATTTAACAGTAACATTCAAACAGCTTGACCAAGCTATTGATGCCAGCATGCCTCAAATTTATCAAAGGTTTTATCAATTGACTCCTGTTAAAACCGGTAATGCTCGATCTAACACAAGCCTAAATGGTCGTACCATTAATGGCAATTATCCTTATGCGGCTGTATTAGATGCTGGTCGTGGGTTTAGAGATGGACAGATGCGAGGTTCAGTACAAGCACCTAATGGTATGAGTCAACCAACTATCGATTATGCCAAACAGGTAATACTTCAAAAACTTAAAAGTGTAGGATTGTAATATGGCCGGACCAAATGATCTAAATGTAAATTTAACAATAGATGCCAGCATCTTCCAACAGGGCTTAAATGATGCTGTAAAACAACTTAATGATTTTAGTGCCAAGGTAAAAGCCGCTGGTGATAGTGTTAATACCACTATGACCAACATGAAAAAAAGCACAGATCCATTAAAAGATGCATTTGGAGAATTAGGTGATGCTATTCTTAAGATTGGTGTGGTATCATTCATTGAAAGTGTAGTTGAAGGCGGTGCGGCTATTGCTAGATTAGCCGAATCAACCAGCATGACCACTGAAAGTCTATTAGAAATTAGTCGTGCGGCCGCTAGTGTTGGCAAAGATACTGGTAATCTTGCCACTGCATTAGGATTTTTAGAAAAAGCCGCTGAAAATGCCAATGATGGTAACCTAAAACTTCGTGCTGATTTCCAAGCATTGGGTATTTCAATGGAAGATTTGAAAACCCATAGTCCAGATGAAGTGTTTAATATGGTGGTCAAAGCTCTTGGCAACATGGAAGATCCTGCCAAACGAGCCCAAATCGCTTATGAATTATTAAGTCGCCAATTCAAAGGTGTTGATTTCAAAGCACTCAGCGCCCAAATAGAAGAAAATCGTGGTAAAATGGCTGATGCCGCGGCAGGTGCTGAAGCGGCTCAAAGGGCCTATGCTAGTCTTGCTGTGTTTATTGGTGATGTTAAAAACCAAATCTTAGCATTATTAGCACCTATATTGCAATTTATTTCCTATATCACAGATTTAGCAGATAAATTTGGTGTTGCTAAATTAGCAGGTGATGCTTTATTAGGAGTATTTTTAGGTATAACTTCTTTAGGTATTGCTAAAGTATTTTTAGGTATTGCTGGTGCAATTGGTAGTATGGTTGCCGCAATGGCACCATTACTTGTAGAATTTGCTCCTATTGTAGGATTATTTGCGGCTGGTGTTGCGGCAGGAACAGCGTTAGCTGTTGTATTTGATTATCTTACTTCTGATTCAAAATCTTTATCCGAATCATTAGGTAAAGTTGAAACTCAAATAGGTGAAAATTTATCTTATGTCTATCAAAAATTTACGGGTTTAATTAATACCAATACAGATGCACTTAAGAAAAATAAAGACGAACAAAAGATTCCATTAGTTACAGGTCCTACATTAGATCCAAACGCTGGTGCTGTTCAAAATCTTAAAAATCAACTTGAAATGATGAAGTTGACTAATGAAGAAACACAAAAACGCATAGCATTAGAAATTAGTCTAGTAGGTGCTAGTGATACACGCAAGGCCGCTGAATTAGCTAACTTTGATAATGAAAGAAAACATCTAATTGAAATACAAAAATTAAATGGAGACATTGCCAAATTAGAAGCTGAACAGGCTAATAAACGAGGTGCAGACCATAGTCAAGAAATAAGTGTTCTAAATCAAATGAAGAGTTTAGAAAATCAAAGGTATGAATCTTTCAAAGAACAAAATAGTGAATTACAAAAAGCCAAAGATATTGAAAAAGAACGCCTAAGTTATCGTCAATTAGAACAACAAGTCAGTAACAATATTAAAGAACTTGATAGACAAGTCACTGAAGCAACTTTGACTGATACACAGAAAAAGATTGCTGAAATACAAAAATGGGCCGATGCACAAATTTCAGCCTATGCTAAGATTCGCCAAGCTGAATTAGGATCAAATGCAGATGTAACACAAGATAAACTATATCAAGATCGTGTTAAAGCTGTTCAAAATTTTGCACAACAAGAAGCAGATGCTACTCAAAAAAGTATTGATGCCGCTAGAAGTTGGAGTAATGAATGGCAAAAATCAATTAATCAATATGTTGAAAATGCATCTAATGGTGCTACTGAAGCTAAAAAATTATTCGATGATAGCACCAAAGGCATGGAAGATGCTATTGTTAATTTTGCTAAAACAGGTAAACTTAGTTTTGACCAATTACTTCAAAATATTGCAGAAGATATTCTTCGTAGCCAAATTCGTCAATTATTTGCCAATTTGTTTACAGGTGCAGGTGTTACATCAAGTGGCGGCGGATCTTCAAGTTTATTCAGCGGTGTAGGTAAATTATTAGGTTTTGCCGATGGCGGAACTATTCCAACTAATGCACCAGTTATTGTAGGTGAACAAGGTCCAGAAATTATTAGTGGGGCCGCTGGTATGCAAGTAACTCCTAATAGTCAGATTGGCCAATCTAATAGTCAATCAAGTATGACCAATGTTACTTACAATATCAATGCAACCGATGCTAGAAGTTTCCAACAAATGATAGCCCAGGATCCTAGCTTTATCTACGCTGTAACTTTGCGTGGACAAAATATGATTCCTGGTGCTGGAGGATTATAATGAGTTTTCAATGGATTATAGATAACGCACAAGATGTACAAATTAATAAAAGAGGTATTGTTGCATCAACAATGGCTCGCGACCAAACAGTTCGTGCTGTTAGTCGTGGCGGAATAATATGGAGATTTACTGTTACTCCACCAACAGGCTTACGATACAATGATGCTGGTGTTAGAAGTTATATTGAAACTATTGATAACTTCGATCGTTATACTCCTGCGTATGTAAATTTTAGTCATACTAATTTATTTCCTTATCAAGGTACAACACAACCAACAAGCATAACTGTTACACAAGGTAGTAATCTTGCAACAATATCAGGTGGTAGTGGAACAAAATTGGCCAGTGGTGATGTTGTTCAATTAAGTGGTCAACCTCGTGTTTATAGTGTATATGGTGCTGTGACAGGAACTAATGTTGTATTGAATCGTCCTGTATTAGAATCTAGTGGAACTTATACATTATTAGTAGGTAATAATGTTCAATTTTATGTTATCTGTACACAAATTCCAGATTATAAAATTAGTCCCGGTGGTATTGTTACTTGGGATAAACCATTTATATTTGTAGAGAGTTTACCAACACCATGACCACTGCCTTAAATTTAGCACCTTATGTTGGCATACAACAAGCAACTTTTATTCGTATGGTTTTTACACAAAATGGAAGCCAGGTTGTAGTGCGTGTAAGCAATCATTCAACTCCATTTAGTATTACTGAAAGTGATGGTCAAAGTTATAGTTATCCTGCTGTAGGCACATTGTTGGGTGTTACTCAAATTGCCAATGAACTTAAATCCAGCCAAGCTGATGTAACTATTTCACTATCAGGGATACCTGCACAATATATGAGTGATATTGTATCCAATCCAATTAAAGCGGCTCCAGTAGAAATACGCAAGGTATTTTTTGATACTAGTGGAAATTTCTTAAACATTGCTGGAAATCCAATATTAGAATTTGTTGGTGTTGTTAGTAATTTCTCTATTGATGAAAAGTGGACAAATTATTCAAGTCAAACAGTAACCAGCACAATTAATTTAACTTGTGCAAGTACCTTAGCGGTATTAAGCAAACAAGAAGCAGGACGCAGAACCAATCAAGCAGATCAAAACTATTGGTTCCCAGGAGATAATGCAATGAATCGTGTGGCATCATTAACAGATGCGGTATGGGACTTTGGTGGAACAGCACCTGTGAGTACAATAAATTCAACTACCGGTCAGGTAGTACAGGCATAAGGAAGAGATATGGGTTGGTTAGATGCAATAGGATCAATTTTTTCTTGGGCCGAAAACTCAAGCCTATTAGGAAGTTTAGTCCGTGTTGCCGCGGCATTTGGACTAATGCGATTTATTAATGGTCTTACAAATAAAAATACTACTACAACAGTTCCAGATAATCGTATTCAAATCCAACCTGCAACAGATAATAAAATTCCTGTTGCATATGGTGCTAGTTATCTTGGTGGAACAATTTTTGATATACAATTAACCAATAATAATTTAAGTTTATGGACAGCCATAGCCTTATGTGAAACTACAGGTAATTTATATTCAACAGGTGCCGCTAGTCAAATATATATTGATGCAATTTATTTAGATAATAAACTTATTACCTTTGCTAGTGACGGTACTACTGTAGACCATACTACAGATGATACTGGGGTTATAGATTATAGGGCACAAAATGATTTAGGTATCTACTTGTACCAAGGTAATAGTAGTAGCCCCATGTTGCCAGTACAACCCGGTACTACAACTCCTATTTCCGGTACTGTACCATCAGCGGCTTATAGTATTATGCCTGGATGGAATAATACTTACATGGCGGAAAATATTGTTTTTGCCATTGTTAAATTAAATTATGATCAAAGTAAAGGTATTAGTACAATTCCTAACTTAAAATTTCATGTGGTAAACACCATAAGTTTGCCTGGAGATTGTTTGTACGATTATATGACTAATGATCTTTATGGTGCAAGTATTAATCCTAATTTAATTAATACTTCAAGCATTACTGCATTGAATACCTATAGTGCCCAATCAGTAACTTATGGTAATTTTCCTGCACAACAACGCTATCAAATTAATGGATTAATTGATACCAATAATAAAGTTCTTGATAACATGGACAAATTGGCCGCTACAGCTGGTAGTTATATTACCTATGATGTAGCCAGTGGTCAATGGAGCGTATTAATTCAACAAGTTGTAAGTCAAACATTTACATTTAGTGATCATAATATTATTGGTCAAGTTAATGCTACAGGTACAGCATTAGACAGTTATTACAATAGTGTTGAAGTACAATTCCCTTATGCATATTATAGAGATCAAAACAATTACAT